TCGCCGACGGTGGAGTCGTGCGACAGGGACCCCCACTGATTGTGGGCGAGCGCGTATCTGAGTCGACGATCCATCCTCGCAATTTCGTCCGCTTCCTGCGGGAATTCAAGGAAGGGGCCGACTAGATGCCCATCTTCGACCTAGCCAATGCCAAACCTCTCGAAGGCTACAAGCAATCGCCGCGGCGCGGTAAGCGCACGCTCGGCGAAGGCAACACACCCGCTTTCCTCGCTGGCGGCTACGGTGGTGGCACGTCCTTCGCGGGAGCCAAGGTCGGCCGATTGTTGGCGGACTTCGTCTCGCGATCGAACTCGGCCGACCAAGATCTCTTTGGAGCTAATAAGCTCATGCGTGCTCGTGCGCGCGAGCTCGCCGAAAGCAATCCTCACGCTCGCAAGTTTGTCTGGATGTTCAAGCAAAACGTCGTCGGCCCCAAGGGCATCCAGATGAAGTCGAAGGTCATCGGCGCCAACGGGAACGACACGGCTGCGACCGACAAGATCAATCAGCGCATCGATGAGGAGTGGAAGCGCTGGTGCAAAAAAGGCCGTTGCACTGCCGATGGTAAGTTCGACTTCGTCCAGTACCAGCAGCTCGCTGCCGGCACGGTTGCGAAGGAAGGCGAGAACCTCGTCAAGTATGTTTATGGCCGTGAGTTCAACGACACCGGCTTTGCCCTGCAGCCGCTTGATAACGACCAGCTCGACGACACGCTCATGACGCAGAGCACCGACGGCTCCGAGATACGCATGGGCGTTGAAGTCAACAAGTACCGTCGACCCGTTGCCTACTGGCTATGGTCCGGACACCCTAATGATCTCATCGCGACCAGCCGCGAGCGCAAGCGCGTGCCGTCTGCCTACATCTGTCACACAGCCTTCTGGGAGCGCCCTGGACAGACGCGAGGCTATACCTGGCTCTCCGCGTCGCTCATCCCGATGAAGAACCACGGCGGCTGGTCGGAAGCCTCGCTCGTTGCCGCGCGTGCATCCGCGGCCAAGTTCGGCGTAATTACCGAAGAGTATGCGGACGGCTTCGATGGTGACGAGGATTACGACGGCGACGACACCAACGCCGACGGCACTCAGGTCATGAGCGCAAACCCTGGCGAGTTCCTACAGCTCGATCCAGGCCAAAAGTTCGACTATACCGATCCTCGATTTCCGATGACCTCCTACAAGGAGTATTCGAAATCGATGCTGCAGGAGATCTGCTCCGGGTTGTTGGTGAGCTATCCCTCGCTGGCTTCTGATCTCGAGGGTGTCAACTTCAGCTCCATCCGCGCCGGCCTTATCGACGAGCGCGATATGTGGCGCATGGTTCAACGATTCTTCGTCAACGACTTCCTCGAGCCGATTCGCATGGCTTGGCTCAAGATGGCGTTGCTCACCACACTGTCGGACATCACGCTTACGCCGGTTCAGATGGACCAGGTCGCTTGGAACGCGCGCGGCTGGGAGTGGGTCGATCCACAGAAGGACGCGGCGGCGACGATTCTCAAGCTCGGCGAAGGTCTCTCCACCTACGAGGAAGAGTCCGGAAAACTCGGTTACGACTGGCAGGAGATCGCCCTGCAGCGCAAGCGTGAGCAGGAGTTCTTCGACGAGAACGGCATCGTTTACGGCGTCGACATCTCTGGCGACCAGGGCGGCAAGGGCGTCTCTGCCGGCGATGAGAAGGAAGCGGCCGAGGTTTCAGGCGCCAAGGACGGCACTGCCGGTGGTGGCGCAAAGCAGGGCAACGGAGGTAAAGCAAAATGAGACAGCTAACGAAAGCGCAGTTGGAACAAGGCTTCAACGAGTGGATGCGCCGCTTTACTGAGGATCCGGCCAAGTTTGAAGCTCAGCACGCGATCGTCGACAACTTTCTTTCCCAGGCATCGCAGGGAAGGGTGCCTTCTTACGGCGAGCAATGCACAGCCCTCTTGCTCCAGATTATTGACGAACTCGAGTGCGCTCCGACTGACTAGCCGGATTTGACAGGTTTTCGACATCGCCGCGATAACCTCGGCGATGTCATTCCTCTCCATCGCGACGCGTCACCAGATTCGAGCCGTTCGCCAGACGATGTCGGCGAGTGCCGTCGCCGAGAAATACGGCATTTCGCGACAGCGCGTCTACCAGATCCTTGCGGACGACCCCTCCACCTGGCGGGAGTTCCGCCGTGTAGGGAATCGATGTGTCTGGGTCGGCGCTGATTTGACAGAAAATTCGTCCGCGAAGGATAACCCTCGCGCATGAATGAAGTCGCCTACCAGCCGAAACCCGGCATCTTGCGCTCCCTCTCTGCCGCCGCTGCGGCCGTGGGCGCGGAGCTTGATGCGCGAGGTGTTCCCAAACACCTCGGCCTGCAGCAGCGCAAGGTAACGCTCTCCGGTTACGACAAGGACGCGCACACGGTAACTATGGCCGTCAGCTCGTCGACGCCGGTGCAGCGTTACTTCGGGACGGAGATCCTCAGTCACGACAAGGGTGCGCTCAATACCGAGCGCCTCGATAACGGCGTGGCCATGCTCTTCAACCACAACATGGACGCCCACATCGGGCGCTCTGTTAGCTACGAGCTCGGAGATCCTCTCCGCGTCACTTGCCGCTTTGGCACAAACCCTCTCGCTCTCGAAAAGGAAGCTGACATCGCCAGTGGAATCCTGGTAGACGTTTCGATCAGCTACACCGTCGAAGAGTGGGACATCACTGAGAACGCCAAGACCGGTGAACGCACGTATACGGCGACGCAGTGGACGCTCCTTGAGGTCTCGCCTGTCACCGTCCCTGCCGATCCCTCAGTTGGCGTCGGTCGGTCCTCCGATCCCAAACCCAACATCCGCAGCTTCCGCACGATCGATGAGAACGGCAATGACGTCGTCGACGACACGGATACCACCGACATGGCCGAAGCCGAGCGCACCGCTCAGGCCGAGGCGCAGCGCACTGCCGATGCCGCTGCAGCCGAAAGTTCAGCACCAACCATCCCCACCACTCCAGCAGAACAGAGGACACCCATCATGGAACCCACCGCAGTTGTTGACCTCGCAGCCCAGGAGGCGGAACGTAAAACCGCTCTCCGTGCGCTGCATACGCAGTATCCTCAGGAGTTCAACGCACGCGCTCTTGCCGCGGCTGAAGGGCTCAATGTCCCCGTCGCTGAGATCCAGCGTTCGATCGCCAACTCGATCATCGAAGGCTCGCGTCGCGAAGACGTTCCCACCATCGGCGATGAAGTTCTCGGCAGCATGAGTGCCCGCGAGCTCGCGCAGTACTCGCTCCGCGATGCGTACGCGGCGGCCATCAACGCCCGCAGCCCTGGCACTTTCACCGACAAGGGTGCAACCGGCCTGGTGTTGGATGTCAGCCAGTCGCTTCGCAAGCTGGCGAGTGAGCGCGGCATCGACGGCATCGGCAATGGCGTGCTGATTCCGAGCCTCAGCTCCCGCGCTTCCGCGGCTGCCAAGCGTACGATCGCATCCGGCGGCAATGCTGGCACGGCCACCAACTTCACCGTGGTCGAGCAGGACCCGATCGAGCTGCTTCGCTCGCGCGTTGCGGTCTTCGCTCTCGGTGCTCGTTACCTGAGCGGCCTCAAGGGCAAGATCCAGATGCCGAAGCAGACCGGTGCTGCAAGCAGCAACTGGGTGACGGAAGGCACGAACGCGACGAACTCCGACCTCACCCTGGGCGACTTCATCATGTCTCCCAACCACCTGAACATGCAGAACAGCTACTACCGCGACTTCTTCGCGCAGTCGGCGCTGGCTATCGATCCGCTGCTCGCAGAGGACCGCTACCAGGTTCTGCAGCGTGCGCTCGACACGGCGGCCATCTCCGGATCGGGTACCGCACCAGTTCCGCTAGGCTTGCTCAACCAGAGCGGTCTAGCCGCCGTCCTCGCGGGCACCACCCGAGCTGCCAACGGAACCGTGACCACCGGACTCGGCGGAGTTCCTCCGACCTACGTTGACTGGAACAACATGGAAGCCGTGATCTCCACGGCAAACGGCGACATCGGCACGATGCGTTGGCTGACCACCCCGAAGATCCGCGCGGCCGCTCGCAGTATTCCGCAGGTGCCCGGTGCGGCAACGGCCAAGATGGTCTGGCCCGATGGATCGACGGTCGGCGCCGGTGGCATCCAGGCGGGTCCGCTCGGTTACGGCGCGCTTTGCACCGCCGCCAGCTACCTCACCGGTTTCACCGCCAACAGCGTAGCCAACCTTCACGCCATCATCCTCGGCGTGTGGGATCAGCTGTTGATCGGCGACTGGGGCCTGTCCGAGGTCATCGTCGACAACGTCACCGGCGCCGCTGCCGCGAAGGTCATCATCACCGAGCATGCCTTCTACGACATCAACGTCCGCCACATTGAGAGCTTCGCTGCCTGCACCTCGGCGTTGCCCAGCTAAGACACAACCGAAGAGGGGCGCAGCGCGAACCTGCCTGCGCCCCACATGCTTCCGCCGCATAACCAACTTCAGGAGCCAACATGTCACGCGCCCACTCCGCACCCGCCCTCTCTGCCGCTTTCGCGGCACGTTATCCGCAGTCCAACGTCCTTGAGTCCCTCAGCGCATCGGCAGACAAAGGCACGCTCTCCGCCGTCCAGGCGCAAGCCGTGCGCGGTTTTTCCACCGTCACCGGCAAGCTGCAGTGGGTCAAGGCCACCGAAAACTTCTATGAAGCTGGCGAGCTGATCAAGGCCGGCGACTTCGTCGAGATGCGCGAGCTCGATGCAAACGCGGTCATTTCCCGCAATTTCGCTGTTGCGTCCACCGCAGAGGAAGCCGCACAGGCTGCCTCAGCAGCTGACGCGAAGGGCGGCAAGTAAGCGATGGTCTATGGCGCCCCCGATCTGCGGGCTTTCTGCGGGACGGGGGTGCCCATCACTTTCAACGGCGTCTCGACGTATCCGGATGGCGCCTGCGTAAAAGGCCTGCTGGACCGGCCTATCGAGATGAAGTTGCCGGGTGAAGGAATCGGTGGCGTCGAGGTTGCGATTCCTGAGCTTCGGCTTCCATTCAACGCTTTCGATCCGATGCCGCAGACCGGTGATACCGTCACCGTCGACGGCACCGAATATACGGTCTACCAACCCACGTCAGAGGACGACGGTGCGTTCCTCTGTTACCAGCTGAAGGCGACATCATGAGCGCGGCAAACGGCCAGAGCATCCAGTCCGACATCCTCGACGCCGTGGTGGCGATCCTCGGTGGTTCGGCAGCCTCTGTCTATCGCACGCGGTTCACCCCCTTCGCCATCGCCGAGCTGCCGGCTGATAACGTGCTTCCCGAAGACGAAGCTGCCGAGTACCAGGACAACAGCGGCGTCGAGCTCATGCACAAGTTCATAGTGCGCCACACGATGGCCGCGGTTGACGCTGTCGACAAGGCCGTGGATCTGCGCTATGTCCGCGGCTACAAGCTGCTGCAGGCCGATCCCACGCTTGGCGGCATGGTCCGTTACTGCCGCTATATCGGCCGCAAATGGGAGATGGAAAAGGGCGAGCTGGATACCGTCGTCCTCGCCGTGACGTACGAAGTTGAATTCAGCACCACCCGCCAGGACCCTACGGTCTCGGGATTTTGAGAGGAGTCACAATGTCAGTAGAAACGATCAAGGTCAAAGTCATCGACTTCAGCATCCTCGCCGCTCGCAAGCTCAAGAACATCGTCATGAGCATCGCCGCGAATGAGGACAACATCGAGCAGCGCGAGGTCACAGGCGAAGACATCCTGGCGCTTTGCGAAGCATCCGGCGGCACGGCCGTCGTCGAGCGCGACGAGCACGGCCTCATCTGCTCCATCCAGGCCAGCATCCCCGCGCCCACCAGCGAGTATGAGTCCGATGAGATGTCTGAGGTCCTGGAGTCGCTGCAGGCCACCGGCGTCACGCCCAGCAAGATCGTTGGAGATCTCGCGCAGACCAGCGTCGGGCAGTCGCTCTCGATCACCGGCACGCTTACGAGTGCCAGTCCCATCATCACGTCACCGTCCTCGACCACAGGCATCGCAATCGGCAACGCTGTGTCGGGTACCGGAATCCCCGCCGGTACGACCATCATCACTCTCAGCCCGCTGACCATGTCGGCCAATGCGACGGCGGCAGGATCCGCCGTTGCGATCGCCGTCTCCGGTGAAACGCAGGTCCTCGGCCTGGCCGAGTGGACGATCGACTGGAAGCGCAAGACGGTCGACGCCACCACCACCGACGATGACACCTACGAATCCTCGCTGGCGTCCACCGCCAGCTGGACCGTGAAGTCTAAGTACATGTTCATCGACGGTGATTCCTCGCAGGCGACCTACATTCTTGCTACGATCGCGACGCCGCAGGGTGCGCAGGTGTGGAACTTCTTCCCGACGATCGCTGTCGGCCGCGCCGGCTTCCAGGGCAAGGCTTATGTTGACGGCATCACCATGGCTTCGGGTATGGGCAAAGTCGTCGGCCTAGATTGCAGCCTGAAGGGAACCGGTCCGCTGACGCAGCTCGTGCAGACGGCGCCGATCGCGCAGCCGAACACCGTCACCGGTCAGCAAGCGGAGGAGTAGGAGGTCCTCCTGGAGATGAGCCCCGCTTTGGCGGGGCTCATCTCTTTTTGACGGCTTTGCGGATATGCACATAGATACTGTGCATGGAACTCACACTGCAGCGCGGCGCCATCCCCGTCGACCTCGACATCCCTCGCACCCTGATCTTCGATATGAGAGCCACCTGGCTGCTCATCCAGAGGTATGGGAGCCAATTCCTCACTGCCCTCTATGTGGCCAAGTCGCTGCCCGGTGGCAAGTCCTGGGTGGAGCTGAAGGACATGGAGGTCCTGCAGTACTTCCTATGGGCAGGCCTGCAGGCTGATGCAAGACAGCGCGGCGAAGAGTTCACGATGGACATGGCGGCAGAGCAGCTTCGGCCTTTCACATACACGAAGATATTCAACGCCGTCGTCGTCGCGCTCATGGCCGACACCACCACTCCAGTGCAGCCGGGAAAAACGCCGGCGACCGGCACCGCGGCAAAGCCGGCCGCCAAAGCAAAGCCGACGCCGGGCCCCACAAAGGTTTCGACTTCGCTGAAGCGCAGCGCTTCTCCTACGCGGTCCTCGGCTGGACCCCGGAGATCTTCTGGCAGGTAACGCCGCGCGAGTTCAACCTGGCGCGTCAGGGATACTTCGACGACCTAGACGTGAAGAAGCGTCGCACTGCGTACTGGATGTCGCTGCTCATTTCCGCGCAGACGGGTGAGACCTACACGGTCGAAAAGCTCATGGGCGAAGAAGAGCACAACGACGTCGCCGCTCGCGAGTCCCAGGCTGAAAAGGATCTCCGAAACTTAAAGCGACGGATGAAGAAAGCAGGGATCAAGTAGATGGCACCGCGCGGCATTGTCATCAGGATCGAGGGCGATGGCGAGAGCGCACGCAAAGCGCTCGAGATGGTGCGCGAGCAGTTGGCTGCCACAGCCGACGAGAGCAAGGAAAGCTCCTCTGAAATCGCTGAGAACATGGAGCGCGTCAAGAGCGCGCTTGAAACGGTCGGCCTGTACATGGGCGTCCGCGAGGCGATCGCGGGTCTGAAGGAGCTCACCGTCGGTTCGATGGAGCTGGGGGAGCAGCTGCTCAAGGCCAGCCAGCGCACCGGGCTCACGGTGGAGTCGCTGTCTGTGCTGCATTATGCAGCACAGGTGACTGGTGGAGACTTCGACGGCCTAGTCAATGGGCTCGGCCGGATGAGTCGCACGATCGGGCAGGCCGCCGACGGGAATAAGCAGGCGTCGACCTTCATCAAAGCCCTGGGCCTTGACGCCAAGGACCTCGCCGGCCGCACAGACGGCGCTGAGGTAGCGTTCCATCGCTTCGTCACGGTGCTGGGGCAGACAGAGTCGCCGATCCGTCGCAACGAGCTAGCGATGGGCTTGCTTGGCAAGGCTGGCTCCGCGCAGATCCCGATGCTGCTGGAGATCGCAGAGCATTGGGATGAGTTCAAGTCCCGCGCCGAGGCTGCCGGCGTTGTCCTGACCGGGGACACCGCCAAAGCGCTGGCCGACACCAGCCAGCGCATGAAGGATCTCGAGCAGCACATCGAGGGTGCGGGTCTAGCTTTGACAGAAGGCATGGCACCCGGGCTGACGCAGATCTTCAGCATCATCTCCGGTGGCAAGTCGCAGATGGAAGCGATGCAGAGCTGGGGACGCGATCTCTCCAAAACCATCGCGTTCATCGGGGAAGTGGCCTATAGCGCGGCCGCTGCGCTTGAGGGGATGTTCTCGATCGCCGAAGGCGGCCGTCTGACGCAGGCCGGCCGCACCGACCAGGCTGCCGCGCTCGAGCTCAAGCAGAAAGCGCAGGGCATGCACGACATTGCATTCGGCAATAGCTCGGCTGCGATTTCGCCACTGATCTCCGGAGCTGGCGGCGGCGGTGCCGGCAGCGGTTTTGACGGTGCGCCGGCTGCGGCGAAAGCCAAGTCCGATGATTCGATCGCGCGCGCGGCCGCGGCGCTGGCTGAGGAGCAAAGTAAATCTGCAGCCGACAAGCAGAAGGAGTCGGACCAGACGGCGCTGGCAGAGCTCGAAGCTCAGCACAAGATGGGCCTCGTCGCCGACCAGGAGTTCTATGCAGAAAAACTCCGCTTGCAGAATGACGCTCTCGATGCCGAGGCCGAAGCCCTGCGCTCCAAGCAGGCCACGCTGCAGCAGCTCTATGACAAACAGCACGCCGACAAGAACGCAAAGCGCGACAAGTCCGGGAACTCGGCCGAGGAGCTTCGCACACAGAAGGAGATGCTGCAGGTCCAGGAGCAGCTCGACGCACTCGAAACCAAGCGTGCAGCGAACTCGAGCGCCGCGACGGCCGAAACGTCCGGCAGTAACAAGGCCTCGGACATCGCAAGCCTTCGCCTGGCGGCGGAGCTGGAGAAGCAGCGCAATGATGGCATCACTGCGCAGATCGCCCTTATTCGGCAGGAGAAGGAACTCGAAGCACAGAAAGTCACCAACGAAGGCGGCTCGTCGGCCGACGCCGCGAACGTGCGCGCCCTGGGCGAGGTCGAGGTCAAGAAGCTGCAGATCGAGCAGCTCACCAAGCAGATTACTGACGCCGAGGATGACAATAAGCGCGCCGTCGAAGCGTTGAACGATGCTGCCGCAAAAGACCCGCGGCTCAAGAAGGAAGCGGCCGATGCGATCAACAAGCTCAACGCCCAGGAGGCCGCACAGCTCAAGGTCCTGGTCGCCGAATATACGGCTCTGGCCAGCGAGCTCGGCGGCGACTTCCTGAAGAAGGCTAAGGATCTGCAGGCGGAGCTCGATAAGTTGAACCGGCCGAGCCAGAAAAGCGACGCACAGTTCTCGAAGACTCTCGGCGAGGGCATGACCTCCATGGCTGAGCGCATGGCCGATGCCACCATCAGCGGCAAGGATTCGTTTCACAAGATGGCGATGTCGATCGAAAAGGATCTCGCGGACCTCCTGATCAAGCTCGCAGCACAGAAGTGGCTTTTCCCGGCGCTGGCGGGCATGGGCAGCGGCGGCGGATCCAGCTCCGTTCCCACGGCTGGCCCAGATATAGAGGCCTCGCTCTTCGATCAGCACGCCGACGGAACAGACAACGCCGGCGGCGGACCGCAGATCATCGGAGAGAAAGGTCCGGAGGTTTGGCAGCCGCCCCTGCGCGGTGGATCGATCATCTCGAACAAGGACCTCGCCACGCAGCTTACCGGCGGCGGTGGTGGAGGCTCGCGCGGCATCAGCGTGCAGAGCAACATCATCAATCAGTCGTCCCAGCCGGTGACGGCGCAGGCACCCAAGGTGTCCTATAACTCGGAGATGAAGTCGTTCATCATCCACACAATCCTTGAGGACCACGCCCAGGGCGGTCCAACGTCGGCAATCGGCGCAGGCAGTTGATTTGCCAGAAACCAGCTTGTAGCCGCATACACAACGGGTGAAATCAGGTAGAGACAAACATCCGAACCGGATCCTCTTCGAAGGCGTGCTCACCCGCCTGGACGAACCCAGC